AGTCGGCAATCAGGTCTGGGCTGATAACGAGGCGGCGACCATCGCACAGCGTGTGCTCTTCGCTGCGAATGTCAGTGAACACCGCACGTTCGTCTTGCTTGTCGTGCCAGAACATGCGAGAGCCACAACACATGTCGAGAATTGAGGGCAGCGCTTCTAGTGAGTTAGTCATTGCAGCTCTCCGTCGATAATTGGCAACTTAACGGCGGCTTCACGAACGGCCTGCATTGCCGACGCCTCATAGCCCCAAATATTCCCATCAGTTAATTGCCCGCGCTCAGGTCCAAGATAAAACGCCAGGATAGGGCGGCCAGTCACGATGTAGTCACGCATCATTTCAACCAAGCCGCGCAACGTTCCCCCATGAGAAAATCCACGCCACTTGTTAGTCCAGGTGGTTTTGTGTGTATAGATGAGTTTCCCTGTGTATTCATCAGCAAGCCAGATACGCCCCCGAGGACCGATAAATAACTCGGCGGTTCGTCCAGTGGTTTGACTGAAAAAGAACCGGCGACCATGAGCGGCGATAATTTTTATAAGCTCGTTGGCATGACCAAGACGCTGTAACTTTGCTTCGATGTTATTGCTCATTGCTGTACTCCTTGGCGACAAAGCGTGATGGTGACCAATCGCAATATGTATCCGTTTCTGTATGTCCGAAGATGGCTTTACAGCGATGAATGTGGCGGCAATCACCACAAGTCACTTCTTTTGGTAGCTTCATCTTGTCCGGGTCTGCTGGGTCGTAGTTCAGCGCTTCGATGTTATTGCTCATTTGGCCTCCCTGTTAGCTCGCGCCAAATCAATCAGCTTGCGAATGACATGACCATTCCCACCCATGTCATCAAGCTTGCAGAGAAGGGCGAAATCATTTTCACCGCTCAGGCCATCTGGTGTTTTTTCTTCGCACTCTGCGGATACAGCCAGGTCGTACAGCTCTTGAATTTGTTGCTCTGAAAAAGTGGTATTACTCATCTCTTATCCCTCAGTGCTTAGTCGTCTTAATGAATGCGTCGATATGCCGGTTATTGTCCGGGCCTAGGAAGCTATGCCGTGCTTTAAGCTCTGCTTCACTTGGCATGGGCCGCTGTCTGCGTTCTATCTTCAAATCGCCAGGTGTTAAGTCAGGGTTGTATTGATTGCTGCGCATGTTCACGCTCCACGTATTCAGTTATGGATTTGCTTACTGTCTGGCTGAGGTTTTCGATATGCAGAACGAGAGCCTGCAATGACTGAGCTTCTGAGATGAGAATTTCACGGTGACAAAGCTCTTTCACCAGGTGCTCAAACTTGGAGTAATAACGAGGACCGCTAAGCGTTTCATTTCCTGCGTTATCACCTGTTTTGATGATTACCTTTTCACGTAAAACGAGGTCGTTAGCAGTCCCGGTAATGACGTATTTACCGATTTCGATATTGAGCTTCATGATTATCCTTAGTCGCTAGTGCGATGACCGAAGCGACCAAAGCGGACGCGTGAACGGTCGTCAGTGTATTTGTGAGGAAGGTGAGGGCCGACAATCTGGAAGGCCGGCAGGAACGATGCTTCTCTGTTGATAACGCGTAACCTGCTGTCGGCGTATGAATCTGCCTGGCGCTCCATGCGCTGCTGCTTGGTTTCTACTGGCGTATGACTTCCCAGCGATTCAGTCAGATATTTCGCAACGTTCGCCAGCACCTCAGCCTTCGTTTTGGCAGAGCACAGGCGTGGGTTGGTCGCCCCTAGTAGTTGAGGTGATGGCATAACGGCGTCCTTAGTTTGTTACTGGCAGCGGAGGCTTATATGCTCGCGCTTAGCCATTTGTCGGAGTGATTCGTAAGAGCGGTCGAGTAATCGTGCTATTTGTTTGGAGTGAACCTTCCCGGCCATTTCCCTGGCCTTGCTAACCTCGCCAGTCGTCCAGTGGCGTCCGTTCGATAACTGGTTGCCGCGGCGTTTCATCATTTCCATTTATGCCACCTGCTTTAATTCCTGAATCCTAACGCCAGTGACTTCCTTGCATTTTGTCTGGTGCTCAGGTTTTCCTTCCAGCGCCTTCCATGCCTTCGCGTACTCTTGCTGAAGTTTGTCTTTATCGGTTTCTGACTGGGCGTACTCGGTGAAGGCTAATAGTTTTGCATCAGCAGCATCGTCTTTCTCTGATGGGATGGCCCATGCAGGAAGGGCGGGTGGCGACCACCAAAAAGCAGTCTTGTCCTTAAGCGATGCACGATTCCATCCTTGTTTCTTATCAGGGCTGACCTGAGCAAACCCTTCCTCAAGGTTGTAAAGGTATCTCCCAATCCCCCACTGCACAGCTGCACGTTTCATTGCACCCGAACGTCCACCTTTCACGGCCTCGACCTGTGTGTTTTCGGCTGCGTCCCACTTGGTGATCCACTCGCCATCGACCTTGATCGATATTCCACACTCAACGCCGCCATTATTCGGGATATCCCGGTATTCATTACGCCAGCCAGCCTTGCCACATACATCATCAAGACGCTTCATGATTGCCCGGTTGGTAACATAGGCCAGCACCATTGCCCACAAATTCCCGTTTCCTGTTTTACCGCTTTGCTGAATACGCCACTCAATATCAGCCGCTGTGAACGGCTCATCTAACATTTCAAGTTTCATTGGAAATTCCCCGCGAATTCTTGCCAGCTCACCGGCTCATTACTGCGTTCGGCTGCCAGGTTGACCTGCTCGGTGATTTCATCCTCAACCATATCGAGCATCAATTCGGCAAATGCTTTGTCATCCCATAGCTCGGCTGCGCTCATGCGGCTTTCTCCTGCTTTGCGATTACCATGTAACCCTGAGATTCCATGAATTCGATAATCTCTTTCTGGTCCATCTGGAGAAGAATTTCAGCAGGGTTATTGGTCTGGTCGAGCTGCACATCCTCGGCGATGATTTTCATCTTTCCGGCGTGGACGCCTTGACGAGTAGTGAAGTATGAGCAGGTGAGGTTGATATTCATGGCTGAGCCTCCTGGCGAAGAAAATCGACTAGCTTATCCAGCCAGCTTTTCTTCGGTGGTGGGGTGAAACTGGCAGATGTCAGGCGGTTGGATGGGTGATACTGCATTTTTAGCAAATAGTTGGTAGAGCAGCCCGATGTGGACTGCCCAGCGATGGCGTACATCATGGGCTATTCCTTAGATTTGATTTGAATTAGTAGGTGATGCTGGTATGCGGGATTTTGTTGTCTTTTAGTGCAACCAGAACTTCGATAGCCTGTTCGCGGGTTAAGCTTGTGTGACCGAGAAGGGCGCTTACGATGTCGGTGCCAATAACCTTGCGATGCTTCTCATTGGCTGCGCGGGCTGCTGCTTCATCAGCGATACGCTTTTCATCTGCCAGACGAGCTTGTTCCTTTTCGTCAGCTTCACGCTTAATGCGATCAGCTTCTGCCTGTGCTTTACGTTTCTCTTCGGCAATTGCTTCCTGCTTGTCTGCATCAGCTTTAGCGATAGCTGCCAAACGGTCACTTTCGGATTTCTCTGCTGCTTGCTTAGCCAGTAATTCAGCCTGTGCTTTTGCTGCAATAGCATCTGCTTCACGCTTTTGTGAGGCGGCTAATTCGGCTGCTGTTTTCTCTTCAGCTTCGCGCTTGGCCTGTTCCGCTGCCTGGCGCTTTAACTCTTCTTCATGAGCAATGCGCTGGCGTTCGGCTTCTGCTTTGGCTTCTGCGGCTTCACGGTCGAAGGCGTCATTCATCAGCAGGGCCATTTCGTGATCAGTTTCGAATTTCAACCTTGCTGCGGCATCGAATGCTGAGTTCATTTCCAGTGCTTCTTCGTGCCAGGTCAGCATCTGGTTTTCGGCTGCAATGCGGTCTTGTTCAATCATCCATTCAATGCGCGGCTTTAGAATCGCATCACGAATGGCGTCGCACTCATCCACAAAGCGTTTTAATTCAACCTCTGCTGGCTTCACTGATTCCTTTAACTTTTTGAGATAAGCGCGACCGGGATTTTCAATTGCCGTCTTGCTTTTGCTAACCATTAACGCAAGCGAACCAATACGGTCACGACCCTTTTTCGTGGTTACGTCTGGAGCTTCCGCTGCCATCTCACGAATATGAGCAAGATAATCATCAAGCCCGTTAGCCACGTACAGAGCCGGAGCTTGTTCCGGCTTAATCTCGATTACAGTCAAATCCGTTACTTCGCTCATGCTCTCTCCTGTTAGGTTTGTGTTCATTCATCAGCGGATAGCGCTCAGGAATGGACGCAATAAAAAAGCCGCTTGTTAGGCGGCCTTAGCTTCTTCAATTAGCTTGTTTATTTCGTCAATGTTCATCAGGCAATAAATGGCGCATTCGATATCGTGGTCACTCATCGTGCCGTTGCTAACCATTTCTCTGGCTGTAGCAGTAAGTCCAACTTTAAAGACCATGTAGCCATGCCCTGGGCCATACCCGTACTCATGATCTTCTCGCTGGTCGCTCCAGCGGTCGTAATCTTTAGTGCCAAAGTAACGGCTTTTCAGGCGCTCACACCCAGAAGCCAAATCGTTAATAGCATCTGTAACGCACTCCTTGCGCTTGCTGTTATTTTCCGACTTTCCGAAGTACACGATCTCCTTGCCGCGGCGAATCATTTCCTCGCTCAATCCAGAGTTAACGAAGTTAAGTTGTTCTGAAACCTTAACTAACTCAGCTGTTAGTCGATTGCTTTCAGACTCATAGTGCTTACGCAATTCCGCACGAGCAGACTCTAATTGAAGCTTGCGGAGGGTTATCTCTTTCAGGCTCATACTTTTCTCCAGTTAAAAAAATGCCGCAATTAAGCGGCAATAGGGACAACGAGGGTTTTTCAGAATCAGCTCTCAGTGAAAGCTGATGCGGAAGTTACTCAGCGCGGGCTTTGAGCATCGCGTCAGCCATCAGGAAGGAATCCCGTACCACCCACTTAACAGCATTAGCATTGAGATTATCCAACTGCCCAGAATTAGCCAAAATCCCCTGCATTGCCTTTGCTGCGAAGTAATCACGAAGCGTCATCCCATGACTATCGATGATGTGATTTGCATCATCTCCTTTATGCACTCCTGAATATGGAAACGCTGGCCCACCTGTTTCTTTACTCATCACTCACTCCTTCTGCATAAAAATGGCCGCACAATGGCAGCCAGTTAATATCTCTACTTTCACGCTGTGTCTTCCGCATGCAGTGCCAGCTATTGATAAATGCTTTTTGTTTATGCGGCTGCCGCCACAAAGAGTGTAATAGCATGCTGTTTCAGCTACGACTTCAAACACCAACCCAACCTCCCACACTCCGTTACCAATATTGTGTGGGTTTTCAGTAACGCGAGCTAGCCTGCTCATACATCCCCTCACTTAATGATGTGCACCGCATCCTTTCGGACTGTGCGATTACCTGCGCTGTATAAAGCCACCTGCGGCAAACAAGCACTACCTGATACTTCTTTAGGCTCTCTCCAGTTAGGAGAGCGGAGTGCTTGCTCAACTCTGTCTCTGCACCCTGTAACCGTTGTTTGCGCCTCACGCTGAGCTGCACGTTTAGCCCTGCGGCGATTTCTGGCGTTATCATCAGCCAGTATTGTCATTACGATTGTCATGCTGACCTCCGATGATTAGCTTTGGTGATTGGATGGCCGGTGCTGTAACTCCGACATGCGGATTCGGTTCTGCCGATACTTCCCGCGCTACTTCCGCTTCGCTGCGCATCAGCCTGCGCATTCATCCAATCCCAAAGCTAATTACTCTTTGGTTTCCCGCATTTCGGCGGAAACTAACCCCATCAATGTTAAAGAGCATCACCATCCTGGTGAGTAGTGCGTCCTGCTGATGGGCTAATTTAAAACTATAGTTGTTTTATAGTCAACAACCATTGTTGTTTATTTTGATTATTAAAGTTGTTTTTTGGTTGTTGTGGTTGTTTTTAAAGGTGATTTTATTTTTGTAAATGTCACCTTTAATGGTGAGTGTTGGTAGGTAAGGGTCGGGGAGTTCGTAGGGATTGAATTTCAGGCGCAAAAAAACCCGGTCTAAGCCGGGTTATTCTTATAGTCTGCTATGTACTCACAGCATTTGGATTCAGTCGTTATTTATTTTTATAGGCTGTGGCGCGAACAACTTGGCTGGTTGCCCAGTAAGATGGTGAGCTTTTAGGATCTATCACGACATACTGCGCCCCGGCTTCAGCTGCCTTATCCAAAGCTTCATTAATGGCATTTTGATAACCGGTCTGCCGAGTAACGCCAGTAAGAGTTGATGTTCCCGTAACGTTGGCAACAAATTGATACTGATTTGCTTGTGTCTGATCGATGATCTGAACATGAGATGCACGTTCAGACATATCAGTAGCGCAGCCAGATAATACCGATGCAAGCAATACTAAAGAGCCGATCATCAGCTTCTTCATGTGGAAATCCTATAGTTTATTGGGAGCTTATTTTTTACCAGATAGTTGATGACCAGAACATGCGACCCATGATTTCTAAATCTTCAAGATCGGCCTCTTCATCTGGATACTCAGCACTGTTATAGCTACGAATACTTACCTTGTTTGGGCCGATGCGGTGTAATAGTTTCAGTCGCTTCCAGCCATCCTGGTTGATTGCGTACACCTTCCCATCGATGATCTTCTTGTTGCCAATATCGATAGCAACAGTGGTTCCATCTGGAATTATTGGCTCCATACTATTACCCGTTGCAGGGAAGCAAATAACATTTTCCTTTTGCGCGCCTACACGTCGAAGCGTTGATTTTGAGAACCTTAATTTAAAACCATTATAATCATCACTTTCGCACCGACCATGACCACACGCCAACTCTATATCTTTCAGGAACGGCACTTCCACCTCATCATCAGGTAGTTCTGAGTCGCTATCCCAGGCATCAACTGTGCCCCACTGGTTCTCTTCTGGAATTGATGACTCGGAAATCCTCGGGCCATTCTCTTCTGATAGCCACTCAGGGCGTACGCCAAGAACCCTAGCGATCTCTATCAGTTTCGTAGAGGTTTTAGCAGAGCCATTTTCTAATTTCTGAATAGCTGCCTGACTTACACCAACCTTTTCACCCAAAACCTTTTGGGACAATCCGGCTTGAAGTCGCGACATCTTCAGTCTTTCGGCGAGAGTATTTTTCATATCGTCAATTTACAACTTCGGTTTTCATCAATCAAATGAGCATAGTTGTTGCAAAATAAACAACTATAGTTTTATACTGGTATTTATTAACAATGGAGGTTGTTATGAACAACGCAATTAAAACCGCCATTGCCTTGGTTGGTTCTCAGCAAAAACTTGGTTCCGCATGTGGTGTTACACAGCAAGCGGTCTACAAGTGGCTTCACAACAAGGCGAAAGTAGCTCCTGAACAAGTTGTTCGAGTGGTTACGGCAACAAATGGTGAGGTTAAGGCCCACGAAATCCGACCAGATTTACCAGGCCTTTTCCCGCACCCGAATCAAGCAGCATAAGCAGCACCGCTCTTTAAAACTCTGAAGCCGCTCCCACCGAAATGTCGGAGCAACCAAAGTGACTTGCTCACCGCATTGTCACGCAATTAACTAATTCAACAAGGGAAATAATACAAAATGGAACAGGCAAATCCACGCAAATCACCAACCATTGCGTTTGTCGGTCGTCACCTGCTGTCTACCGCTCACCAGGCATTATCAAATACCCGTCAGTCAGTCGTTGCAAAGCTGCTTAACGTAGCTGACTCGACCATTCTACGCAGAACAGAAAAGTACCCTGAGCTAATGGAAACTCTCGCCGCCAGCGGTGTAGAGGATTTTGTCATGAAGGGGGAAAAGAAATTGCCGCTGGATCAGTACCGCTGGCTGATGACTGTAGCGATGGAGTTCGCAAAGTTGCAGTTGGAAATTACCAAAGAAAAAGCCCCAAACGCTGGAACGTTTGAGGCCTGATGTATGAAGTTTAACTGGATCTACATACAGGAGTAATTATGACAAAGCGTAAACCGTTTTACCAGGCTGAAGTTCATAAAAACAATACTCGCGTTAACTTTCTTCGTTCCGTGAGTAGTAAAGGGTGTGAGGCTCTCCGGGCAATGCTGGAAGAGAACAAGCGGAAACAGGAGAAGCCTCATGAGTAACGTCGCATACGCAACAGACAAATTCAGGGGAGGCAACTCTTCCGGGAGTTCGCGGATGGATAACCAAAAGCAGGGTCATTTCGCACTGTTCAGAAGCGTTCTCACTACTGACTGGGCCAAAGACATTGCAAAGCTTGCTCTCTGGGTGCGGCTGCTTGGAGAGGCCACCTACAGGCCTCGCAGTGTAGAGTTTGCTGGGCGTGAATGGTTCTTGCAGCCTGGTCAACTAGTCACTACGCCAGCGATTATGGCGCGCAAATTACGCGATCAGGATAACAGTGAGAAAAGCACTCAGGCAGTAACGAGAATGCTTAAGTTCTTCACCAAAGAGGGAATGATTTCAACGGAGGGAAGTCCATTCGGAACGGTGATAACCATTACAAATTATGCCAGATATCAGGGCATTTTAGGCGATGAACCATCCGATAACCCATCCGATAAACCTCAAGCCAGTAATGGCGCGGGTTTGAAGGTGGTAGCCGATAACCCTACCGATGAACCATCCGATAACCAGAACAAGAAGGTACTTAACAAGAATATAAAAACAAATACCCCCTTACCCCCTGAAGGGGGAGAAGCGCAGGTTATTAAACCTGAAAGACGAAAACCCACCCGAATCAACTACGACGAATATCTTCAAGCGTTCAACGAAATCGTTGGTGAAAGGCTCCCTCACGCTGTCGATGCCAGCGCAGAACGACAACGTAAACTCCGCAAGCTGATTAACTCCCTGGCCACCAAGAACATCGACGGGTTCAGGGCATACGTGAAAGCGTTTATGGGCGCTGCCAGGCCTTTCCACTTCGGAGACAACGATCGCGAATGGGTGGCAACGTTTGATTATCTGCTGCGACCAAAAGTCTTAACAGCAATCAGGGAGGGCTCACTGTGATTAACCAGGATATCGAAGCAAGTGTGATCGGCGGTCTGCTGATAAGCGGTTTAACGCCAATGGCCAACGAAGTTCTCAGCACGCTCTCACCGGAAGCTTTCGGAATTAAGTTTTACCAGGACACCTACCGGGTGATTCAGGCGCAGGCCAGAACGCGCAGCCTGATTGATCCGATGATGGTTGCCGAGGCAATGGGCGATGACCACTTTGCCGACGTGATGGAAACCTACAAAAAATGCCCGAGTGCGGCGAATCTGAAAGGTTACGCCGGGATTGTGTCAGACAACCATGAACGCAGACAGGTACTAGCGCTGATTGACGAGCTGAAAGACCCGATCGCCAGCGGCACGATTGAAAACTCTGGCCGCGCCATGGATGAGCTGGTTAGCCGCCTCTCCAAGGTTCGCAAACCAAAGTCAGAATTCAGGCCGATGCATATCAGCGAAGTGCTTGATGCCTACGCCGAGCAACTGGAGGAGCGGCAAAAGAACGGCAATGACTCCGACACGCTGAAAACCGGTATACCTGAACTCGATCAGATTACTGGAGGTATGAACCCGGAAGACCTAGTGATTGTTGCTGCGCGTCCCGGGATGGGGAAAACGGAGTTCTCTCTGAAAGTCGCGGAAGGCGTGGCCAACACCAAAGTACCCGGCAGTGATGTGAATCGGGGTGTGCTGATTTTCTCAATGGAGATGAGCGCATTGCAGGTAGCTGAGCGGTCGGTTGCTGGCGCGGGCAACATGTCCGTAAGCGTGCTGCGTAACCCGGCACAAATGAACGATGAAAGTTGGGGGAGGGTATCGAAAGGTATTGGCCATCTGATGAATCTCGATGTGTGGGTAGTCGATGCATCAAAACTTACCGTCGAACAAATCCGATCCATTGCAGAGCGTCACAAACAAACTAACCCGGCATTATCGCTTATTCTGGTTGATTACCTTGGCCTGATTGAGAAGCCAAAAGCAGACCGTAACGACCTGGCCATTGCTCATATCTCCGGCAGCCTGAAAGCCATGGCCAAGGATTTACGCACAACGGTTATGTCACTCAGCCAGCTTTCCAGAGACGTTGAGAAGCGCCCGAACAAGCGTCCGGTCAACGCCGATTTGCGCGACTCAGGAAGCATTGAGCAGGACGCAGACTCTATCATCATGCTTTACCGTGAAGCTGTATATGACGAGAACAGCCACGCGGCACCATTCGCGGAAATCATCGTTACCAAAAACCGATTTGGCTCACTTGGCACCGTATATCAACGATTCGTTAACGGTCACTTCATGCATTGCGACCAGAACGAAGCGCGTGAGAAATGCACGTTTAAACCTCAAGCAGAGCAGGGTCAGCGGTACCAGAAAAAGGGGGCGAAAGTATGACAACCACCAGACATCTTATACACCAGTACATCTCCGAACGTCCCAACTCAACTGTTAACGAAATAGCCAAAGCTCTGGGAATGTCCAGAAGCGGAATCAGCCCGCAGGTATCGAACCTGTTCAAGGATGGCCTGGTATCCCGCTCGGGTAGTCACCTGGAATATCGTTACTCAAGTGGTCCGGTTGAAGTGACTGAGGAAAAGCCTGTTCAGCACATGAGTGCGGATATGGCGATGTTTAACAAACTACTGAGAGAGGTGAGGCATGAGTGAATATCCACATATCATCAAAATTCATGAAGAAGCCGCAAAACTTAACGCAGGGCGAAAGCCGCAGTTTGGCGACAAAATGAGAAATCTTGTGGCTGGGGAAACCAACCCGCGCCGCGATGGATATTTTGTGAAAGAGAAAAGGGTAACCGGAAGAATGAATCCCGGCTTGTGGTACACGATGACTGACAGAAAAGGGAATTTCTGGGACTCATGCCCAAAAGGATTAATTTTCATCTAGGGGCAGCCAATGCAAATAGACCTGGTTAAACACCCAGGCGGCGTATTCTCTCCAGTACACGATAAAGACCTCGAACGACTCCAGCGCTTCAAGAACGGCGAAACCTACACCGCCGACATCAAGCTTACCCGTAATCCAAAATTTCATCGCAAAATGATGGCCTTCTTCGGCTTTTGCTTCGAGCACTGGTGCGCCGAACGTGCCGGGCTTGGCAGTGCAGATGAAACCACACAGTTCAACCGGTTCCGTAAAGACCTGACGATACTCGCAGGATTCTACGACACCGTGACGAACATACGCGGGGAAGTGAGGGCAGAGGCTAAGAGTCTTTCGTATGCGCAGATGGAGCAGGAAGAGTTTGAGCGCTGCTACAGCTCACTGATTAACGCCGCCATTAAGCACGTATTCGCCGGGACTAAAGACCCGCAGATACTCAACCAATTACAGAGCTACTTCTGATGACATATCAACTAAACGTAGGACGCTGCGAGGACGTATTGCGCGGCATGGAAGATAATTCGGTCGACTCCATAGTTACAGACCCTCCGTATGGTCTGAGCTTCATGGGCCATAAATGGGATTATCAGGTACCGACTGTTGAACAGTGGGCTGAATGTTTACGTGTACTCAAGCCGGGCGGCCATCTTCTGGCATTCGGTGGGTCACGAACATATCACCGCTTGGTTGTGAATATCGAGGATGCGGGTTTTGAAATCCGTGATCAACTGATGTGGATTTATGGCAGCGGATTCCCGAAATCAAAGAACCTTACCGGAGAACATTCCGGGAAGGGTACCGGACTAAAGCCAGCGCATGAGCCCATCGTGATGGCTCGGAAACCATTATGTGGAACCGTTGAGGCCAATGTTGGCGAATATGGTACCGGGGCGTTGAATATCGATCTGTGTAGAGTGCCTACCGAAGATGGTTTATCAGGAGGTTCAGGTGGTTTGCTTTCTCATATTCGCGACGAGAAAGAGCCAGATTCTGCAGAGTGGAAACCTGACCAGCTTGGTCGCTGGCCTGCAAATATCCTCCATGATGGAAGTGAAGATGTTATATCCGCATTCCCGGATGCGAAAGGACAGCAGGGAGATCTAAAAACTACCGGCAAGGCAAGGCCTACTCGAGTTGCGTTTGGAAATATGGATGCGCCTCGAGACCATGCAATGCGTTTGGAAACAAGCAAATCAGCCGCCAGATTCTTCTACTGCGCCAAAGTCAGTAAGGCTGAGCGCGACGAGGGAATGGAAAGATTTTTACCTTTCTCTGCAAGCGATATGACCGGCGGCCGAAAAGAAGATAGTGCTGGCATTAATGATCCACGCGCTGGAGCTGGTCGAACAGGTGGCGCGAAGAACAATCACCCCACGGTAAAACCAGTCGAGCTCATGCGATACCTGTGTCGCCTGGTTACACCAGAAAACGGTGTAGTACTCGACCCATTCATGGGCTCTGGCAGCACTGGTAAAGCAGCACTACTTGATGGATTTGGATTTATTGGAATTGAACTTGATCCTGACCACCTTGTAACTGCCGCAGCTCGTATCGGACACGTGATGAAGGTTAAGGGGGCCGCATGATATGAAACTCACCTGGTTCTATCACCACGATGTAACCACCACTGAAGCAGACGAACTAATCCAGCGCTACACATCCCGCAATATACCCACTCAAAAGACACTCAGCTCCGACCCGAGATTGTGGGTTGTGGCCGCACTTTTGCCAGAGGGTAAAACTGAGCCGAGAAGTAGCAACACCTATCAACATAGGATGTGGAACTGATGCTCCAGCCATCTGAAATAACCACGTATCAGCGCATCAGCAATGCAGCAGCAGGATATTGCGCTCAGTGTGCAAGTCTACTGGCACCAGGTGAAACGTATTGCTGCAACGAGTGCGCGAGTGATGCGTATGTCGAAACTAAACCGAATGGAGATAGCGATGATAATTAGCAGGTATGGGCCAATAACGCTCAGGCACTTTCTGGACAATCCATATTGGGCCG